CGGCGGCGCTGGCGGAGCAACAACAGGCGCACCACAAGGCGAAACAGGAGGCGCCGAAGCAGGTCGAGCCGACGGCGCGGCAGCACAACAAGCAGCAGCGATACAGCAAGCGCAAATGGGGCTGGGGCTCGTATCGATGAAAAAAGACCTTGCAGTGAAAGATGCACAGATTGACGAAATCAACGCAGCAGCAGCAAAACAGCGAGCAGAAGCAGAGAACATCACCGAACAGAAAATCACGGAAATGCAAATGCGACCAGTCAAATATCGGGAGCTCTTCGAGAGAGGAAAAGGCGAGTATATTCGAAATCTGGAAAGCTACTTCGACGACGCTTTCGAAGGAAACGAAAAGGACAGACTCGACGCATACGACGACATGTTTGGAGAACACTCGATTATCGGACGTCGCCTAAAATCACGACAGGGAACGCAAGACGTGCTAAACACGCAGGCGCAAATCTACGAACGACAGCAAAACGCAGCAGCAGCCAAAGCACTCGCCGAACTGAACACAGAGAAAAAGAAATACGTGTACATGGAAGCACTAGCGGCGGCGAAAAACGCAGATGCGCGCATGCTGGAAGCGAAAGCCAAAGAGCTGGCGACGCTCTTCGAAACAGGCGAATACACAAACTGGAAAACATGGGCAGATTACGCAGCGCAAGGGGCACAGATGCTCACGGACATTGCCGGGCGAATCATTGGCTTCAAGGCGGGAGCCAAAGCGCTCCGAGGTCCGCAAAACGCTGTCAAAAAAGTGGATGTGCCTACAATATACGGCGCCGACGGAAAACCTGTGGCGCGAATGATTTGGTAAGCGCGCGCGCACGTGTCAGACACGCGCACACACGCAACAAGTCACAACGCGCAAGCAAGGCAGGGCGGGCAACCGCTCTGCCTTCACAACAATTACTATACGCTTCGAAAGGCGGTACTTTCGAGCGCGAGAACTGCGCGCCTAAACGGCCTGCGCGATTTCAGGGCCTCGAACTCGCGTCCGCGATTTCTTCGGCACCGGAAATCATTACTCGGCCATTCTTAACGGCAGCGCGATTAGTATATACCTACAGTGTTATCATCATCAATATGTGCCTGTATAGCAGGATAGGGACAAACCCAAAATATTTGCCAAATCGGAAAAACGGCGGCTTTGTACCAGAGGCGCCGGACGCACGCGTAAAAGCAGTACCTTTCGGATGCGGAAAATGCATAGAATGCCGTCAAAAAAAAGCGCGCGAGTGGCAAGTGCGACTACACGAAGAATTGAAAGACGACGCGCGGGCACTCTTCATGACAATGACCTTCAGCAACGAAGCACTCGATAAACTGGAAAAAGAATGCAAAACAGAAGACCCGAACGAGATAGCAGCCCGAGCTATCAAGCTATTTGGAAAGCGATGGATTAAGAAATACAACGAATCAATCAAACATTGGCTCGTCACGGAATTGGGCCACGGAAAAAGAGCAGAGTTTCACAAAAGCACAGAAAGGCTGCACTTACACGGCTTTCTATGGACAACAAAAAGTGCCGCAGAAATCGAAGAAATATGGGGATACGGATGGGTGGACACAGGAGAGTACGTAAACGACAGGTCAGTGGGATACTGCGTGAAATATGTAAGCAAGGTAGACACGGCACACTCAGGATTTACAAGCAAAGTATTCGCATCAAAAGGACTAGGAAAAGGGTGGCTAAACAGATACGACGCAAGACTCAATAAGTTTCAAGGAGAAAACACACGAGAGTATTACAAAACGCCGGCAGGGCAAAAACTAGCCTTACCAATATACTATCGGAACAAACTATGGACAGACGAGGAACGCGAACAACTATGGCTACAAAAACTCAACAAACAAACGCGATACGTCAGAGGTGAAAAAATCGACGTGTCAACAATGGAGGGCGAACGAGAGTACGACCAAGCACTAAAATACAGACAAGACGAAAACGTAGCTCTCGGTTATCCTGCGGAACCATGGAACTTAAAAAAATACAAAAAAAGCCGCAAAAAATTTGGATTATAAGGAAAAAGTTTTATACATTTGCAGAAAACAACATCACTATGACAAACAAAGAATGGAAAATCAAAAATCTGCGCCAGAGCTGGGGCGAGCTCCTCCTCAAAAAAGAGTCTCTATTAAAAGACATCTGGACAACCGAGTACAAATTAAATCAAATCAAAGAAGAACTATTACGCTATGGAATACATCACGAAATTTCTGAACTGGGCAAAGACAAAGCCGACATGGGCGAAAGTGATTATCTCGATAATTGCTTTGCTTGTGACAATAATACTGACGTTCACGAGCTGTAGTGCAAGTTACATATTGCACAAAAAAGGCTTACACACAGACTCGGTAGAGATGTGGATAAAAACAAAAACAAACAACGCAGCGTACTAACATGAAAACAAAAAAATATCTCCCGGTTACATACGTAGACGAGGACGGGGTGATATGGTCAAAACAACAACTAACTAACAAAATTTACAAAAGCTATGGCACAAAAATCATCGAGCAAAAAGAACCTTACGGCACGTACGTGCACACAATCAGAAGAATCGGGGAAATTCAGAGAGCTCCTGAACAGCTCAAACTCTTCTGAAGTGAAAGAAACGACGGAAAAAGTCGAAAATTTCGATTGGGCGCCGCTCAAACGCGGGCCGTTCTACGCCGTTGGAAAACGAAAGGAAGGGTATACACTGGTGCTGGCCGGACAGGCTGTAAGCCCGGAAAAATACAAAACCATCGAAGCAGCACAGAAAGCAGTGGACGAAAAAGGATGGGACCTAATTTTTATCGCCACGGCAGTGTATCGCGACGCATGGGAAACACAAAATCGAACGAAAAAAAAGTAGAAAAACATGGCAATCACAAAAGCACTCGGAGGCGAGAGGCTCGGCTCCGGCAGCAAAATGAACGTGACTCTGCACGGATTCAACAGAAGTAGTCACAACATCGGACAGTTATTCAAAACTGACCAAGCAATCGGAACACTAGTGCCGTACTTCTGCGACATCGGGCTAAACGGCACGACGTACAACATCGACCTGACGACAAAAATTCGAACACTACCAACGAATGGACCAATATTCGGACGACTGAAACATCAAATCGATGTCTTCCATGCGCCCATACGGCTGTACATCAGGGTGTTACACAACAACGCACTGGGAATCGGCATGAAAATGCAAAACGTCAAACTACCGGTAATGAAACTACGAGCAAATCAGCCGGACATGACAAAAGACGACTTGAACAGCCAGCAAATCAGCCAAGACAGCCTAATGGCATACACGGGAATCCGGGGCCTTGGCCGAAGCAAAACAGGAGAAACGTCGTTTGCGAGAACATTTCCGGCAATGTTTCTGCTCATGTACTGGGACACCTACAAGAATTACTACGCAAACAAGCAGGAGGAAGTAGGGTACGTGATTACCCAAGGACAGGGATTGATCAAAACAATAACCGTATATAATGCAAACGGAACGCCGGAGTATCAAACAAACAGCAAAAAGAAGTGGCAAGAGGTAGGTTCAACGACATTAACTGGCGAATGGAGAATCAACGTGATATTCAACGGCGAAGTAAACGAAAGCACAGCGCGAAGCGTAAAAATAACGCCAGAAAGCAGTACAACGTTCGACTTGAAAAACAAAGCACTATGGGATGCACGGCCGGCAGGCTGGGTAGGGAAAAACTCAACCAGCTGGATATTTACATCAAAATCGAGTTCAAACCCAACAAACTTTCAACCGGGAGAAAGCGCGTACGAAGTAGACAACGAAACTATCGGCTTGTCGAAATTCGAGTTGTCAAACATCGACGAAATGCGAGAAGCAATTCTCGCGGCGCCAAAAACAGCACCGTTCGACATCGGAAGCCTTAACAGTCTGCCATACACGGCAAGTATTGCAGACGCAACAGTAAACGAAACGAACGCAAACGGCAACGCGTCGTGGTTCAATCAAGCGGGGTTAGGCATCAAAACGTATCTCTCCGACAGATTCAACAACTGGCTATCTACCGAATGGATTGACGGGGAGGGCGGAATCGCGGATATTACAAGCGTAGATGTCAGCGATGGCATGCTAAAAATGGACGCGCTGATACTCGCGAAAAAAATCTACGACATGATGAACAGAATCGCCGTAAGCGATGGGAGTTATCAATCATGGCAGGAAGTAGTATACGACGAAAAAGCCTTGCGAATCGCAGAATCGCCTATGTATGTCGGCGGAATGTCGTCAGAAGTAGTGTTCGACGAAGTAGTAAGCAACAGCGCAACAGAGGATCAGCCGCTGGGAACGCTGGCAGGCCGAGGAGCAGAACGCCGAGCACGAGGAGGCAACAGCATCAAGATCAAAATTAGAGAACCGTCGATGATCATGATTATCGGAAGCTTCACCCCGCGCGTTGACTACTCACAGGGCAACAAGTGGTGGACGAGGCTACAAACGATGAATGATTTCCATAAGCCTAACCTCGACGGGATTGCGTTTCAAGAGCTGATCACGGACGAAATGGCTGCATTCGACACAGAAGTGAACGCCGACGGTACGATAGTATGGAGGTCAGCCGGAAAGCAAGTAGCATGGCAAGAGTACATGACTAACGTAGATCAGTCGTTCGGGTCGTTCTCTGCATTCAGAGAGCTAGCACACATGGCCATGAACAGAAGCTACGAACATGACAGCACAGGAACAATCAGCGACCTGACGACGTATATTGACCCGACGAAGTACAACGTAGCATTCGCAGATGCAAAACTATCAGCAAAAAACATCTGGGTACAATGTGCAATCGACTGCGTCGTACGACGGAAAATGTCAGCAAAACAAATTCCGAACCTGTAAAAATCAAATCAAACAATCAAGGTGAGGGGAAACCCTCACTTTGATATAAAAACACTTAAAAACGCCTAAAAATGTACAAAGAAAACATCAGCTATCAAACGCACGGCATTATCAAAAATGACAGCTACGAAGCAGAACCGCTGGAGGTAAAACTGCGCAAAGCGACAGAAGAGAAAAAACCGATCGAAGCGGTTGCGCCGATGATTTACACGGAGAAAAGTAAAGGGGTAATTCCTGAATACGACATTCGTACAGACAGATTCGAAATCGCACAAGCGGCCATGGAGAAGCTCAACAGCGTGAAATTTGCCGAAGCAGCAAAAACGGAAGAAATCATGGGAGGAGAAAACCTAGAAAAGCAGAGCGGACGAGAAGCCGGAGAAGCAACCCCTAAGGGGACCCCTCATGACGGAGCAGCCGTATAATCGCACCCATGACGAACTTTTGACAGGTCGGGTTAAAATCCGACCTTTTTAACAAAATCGTTTTTGGTGAACGATTATACTTTTATAACAAGAAGGTATGTTTTAGATTTTTTTACAAAAAATCGCGAAAAAATTAAACCAATCGAACAATATGGGAAAATTTGGAGACTTCCTCAATAGCGTAGGAAATGCGACTGCCGACGGATTAACAGGCGGACTCGCTTCGGGTATAACCGGAGCAGTTGGCGCGCTATTCGGCGGAATCGGCGCAAAAAAGCGCATGAAGCGCCAAGTAGAGGCACAAAAAGAGCTGAACGAGCAAGCAGCAAAACTCAACTACGAATACGGAGAAATGGCTGCAGAAAACGCGTACAAACGACAAATGGAAATGTATGAAAGGTCGTATCAAGACCAAAGTTACGCAGCAATGCGCGAACAAATGGAAGACGCGGGACTGTCAGTAGGCCTCATGTACGGAGGAGGTGGCGCCGGCGGCGCTGGCGGAGCAACAACAGGCGCACCACAAGGCGAAACAGGAGGCGCCGAAGCAGGTCGAGCCGACGGCGCGGCAGCACAACAAGCAGCAGCGATACAGCAAGCGCAAATGGGGCTGGGG